TGATAAAGTTCCCAACAATGATGATGTTGTTGCCGCAGTGGCTAAACTTGCTCCGCCTGCCGCTCCTGAGGCTAAAAATGCTGGCGCCGCCGCTGGTGCTAAAAATGGCATTATGAATCTCCTCCAGTTGTTACAGGCACTTTATATTCAATTGTAGCACCCAATATTGTTGCTTTCAATGGTTCATTGACATTAGCAGTTATAGTAATGTCTGGACCACTTCCATTTAAATAAACAACTTTAGTTCCTGTGTATGTCGTTGGTGTTGCATTTATAGTTGTTGAATTAAATGTTTCAAACCCTACATCGTAAGTATCAAATACTAACGACTGTGTGTTATTTAATATCACATCAGCACGTTTTTTAATAATTGACTCACCTCTTTGCGAGTATGTTTGTCCAACTATAACTGTTGCTGGTAATGTTTCAATTGCACTATCATAATGCAATCCTGCCGCAACATTAGTATATGTTGCTGATAAACTTCCTACACCACTTCCATTTAGTGCTATATTTGAATGCACACTTTGATCTGCCATAACTCTTACAGTTGTGCTTGGTAAGTGATCTAATGTTATTGATGTTTGACTAGATGATTCATCTGCCAAATAACTATCAACATAGAATTCTCTATTACTCATTTTTTCCAAATATATTCTATCTGAACTATTGATTGTTCTTTTTACTAGCACGTATAAAGTTTCATCAACTTCTACACACGCTTTAAATGTTCCTTCAGTTTCAATTCTGCTCCAACCTAATACATCTTTTTCAACGTTGATTGACATACAGGCCAAATTACCTGTGCCATTTACTACAAATACATAGTTTGAGTTTGTGTCCGCAAATGATCTTATATAACATAAATCAAATGGATTACTTAAAATATGGTGACTTATAAGTGAGTAGTTTTTTGCTTGATATCCATCTGTGTTATAGTTGTAAGCAAACGCTCTTAATTCTGTGTTGTTTGATAAAAACATAGCTTCTGTATCAACTAACGCTGGCTTGTGTTGATTATTCATTATACCATAGTTTGTTTGTTTTGAAATTGATACATTAATTGGTGTAACAGGATTTCCTTCCATTAACCATTCTCCACTTGATGCAAAAATGTATAATTGTTGCACACTCATTAAGTGATATATTATACTAATTTCATCTGAAGCCATTGTAAAACTAAATCCAGCATCATCAGTTATTGCACCTTTAATATGTTCTTCAACTTCAATACTTGATGTTCCTGAACTTGATGTTGTAATTTTTTCTAATTCAACTGATTTTGTTGTTGGTTTAAAATTATAATATGAAGCACTTTGACTTCCAAATACTGTTGATGGTTTATCTCTACTACCACCAAATATTAATCTGTTTTAATACATTGTCAGCATTAACTAGTTCTTCTTCAATTGTGCAATATGCTACACTTGTTGAATCAACTTGATGTATTTTTGCTAATCCACCATTTAATTGGATATGCATATTAACGTGTCCAGCTGGCCAACTTGAGTTAGTCCATTGATATGTTCCGCCTGATAGTTCTAGTTTAACATTTGCACCAAAAGCCACATTTGGCTCACCTGCCATACTGTGTCCTGTTGGATAGTTTGCTACTGCTGTTACAGTGATTCCACTATCAAAACTAAAATTAGCTAATGGAACATAATCAAAATCTAAATTTCTTGCAGTCCAAGCCGTGTGTGATGCACCTCTTACAATTTTAATAGGTCTAAAATCTTCGTGACATATAATCATTGTGTCCAATGATTGTGCAAATCTTAATGATGAAATAGTTGTTGCGTCCCAAGGACAAACATTTGAACTTGCACCATTAGTAACAGTTGCTTGATATAAATCATCTTTATATACGTGAAATTTGTTTGGTTCAAACACTAATACATATTCTTGTTCATTACCAAAGTTAAATGATAATAATCTAGAACTTGTATGAAATCCTGCGTCTGGTCCTGTTGTTTCTGGATGATCATCAATAAATTCAAAACCTGGTCTTCTTTTTACTCCACCTTGTGGAAGTATTAACCAGTTTTTACAAGTTCTTAATCCAGCCTTATAGATGTTTGTGTCAGCCCTTGCTTCCATATATGGACCAACTTCACCTTTTGTAAATAAAAATTGTGTTTGTTTTAATGTCACTTTTTTAGCCTCTTACTATGTATGCTCCTTGATGAGCTCTAATTAATGATCCTGGACCAACAATAGTTTTAGCTGGTTCTTCTTGACCATCACTAATTCTTGCTTGTCTTAATTTGTTTTGGAATTCATTATATAGACGCTCGTGTATTGAGCCTATACCAGTAAGTGCTTCAGACATTTCAAATGCCAATTTTGCGACTAAACATTCTGTAAAGTATGCAGGAAAGTCTGCTTCATCCTGTTCTTTAATATAAACTAAATTTGCTACAGCAAAATTTGTATATACTTTATCATCTTCAACGCTATAGTTTTCATCATAATTTCCATTTGCATCAAATATTCCTAATACTTTTACAATGCTTGATGGAAGTTGATAAACATAGTCATAATTTTTATCTAAAATTGTTTGTGATAATTGTGCTAATGCAACTTTAGTAGTTGCAAAATTCCAGTTTGCATAACTAAACAAAGTCGTAGTTACCGTGTCATACATATTTGAAACTACTTGTGCCTCTCTAGTATTTGCAGTAAAACTAGTTATTGGACCTGCACCAAGTCTAATTAACGCCATTGAAGCTATTTTTTCTTTAGTCATTGCCATCTTATATGATCTCCACTTACTATATCTATATTTATATAGGGCGACAATGCCGCCCTATATTTTAGTCAATTATTATGCTTCAGTAACTTTAACTTCTACTAAACCACTTGCGTCAATTACTGCACATCCTTGTGAGAATTCTGCAGTTACTAAATGAGCAACTTTTTGAGGAACATAATCAAATCTTGATGTAATGTCCTTACCAATTGCACATCCAATCGCGTCAGAGTGGAATGCGTAACAAGATCTTACGTTTGATGCAACTGTTAATAAGTTTGAAACAATTAGGTTAAAGCCCATTACATTTGGAATGAAACCTGTTTGCAAACCTTGAGTTGCAACGTAGTCACTTGATACTAAAGTTGTTACGTTTAACATATCAGTCAATGCTTTTGGTGATATTACCATAAATCTTTTACCATCGTTTGGAATATCAGCAGAGTTCATTGTTTCAGCAGTTTCAACTAATTTAGCTAAAACTAAACCTGATGATGCTGTAACGGCTGTCGGTGACGCCGCGTCCATAACATCAATAAGTTCTTGGTCATAAGCTCTGTTTAGAGCAGATGCAATTGCTGATTGATATGATTGTCTGTAATCAATATTAGTTTTTAATTGGTCTATATCTTCGATATATTCACCTGCAACGAAATTATTAAGTGTTGCAGTCACAGTTGCGTGAGCCGCCGTCGAACCTGTGTATGATGCACCATCACCTGGTGCTGAGAATGAACCAGAATCAGACATTGCTCTTAAGTCTGCATTTCTAGTTTTGTTTTTAATGTAACCACCTTTACCTAGTGTGTGAAATTTATATGAACTACCAACAACTCCTCTAACAGTTCTAACTGCACCTTGCAATTTAGAAGCCGTTTGTTGAGCTAATTGAGTCACATCATCTGACCACATAGTAGTAAAAGCATTTGTTACTGTTCCGCCTACTGCCATAGTAAGTGTCTCCTTATATATTGTTGTTATAATAACAACTGATTAATATTAAATTAACTATTATTTTTGAGAATTGTTGATATGTGGGTTCAAGGCTTTAAAAAAGTTATCTCTACTGCACAATCAGTTCTAAACTTATAGTCTAAACCTGTTGCACCTGGGGCCCTACTAGTGGGTTATCCCGTCTTCAACATACTTATTTAGCACTTAATTCTGTAATTTCTGCTTTGACCCTATTTAAATTGTCCGTAAATATTTTGATATACCACGCTTGTTGTTCTTTGTCTGGATACGTATCAGCTTTAAATTTTTTAATCTTTGAAACAAGATAGTCCTGTTCCATTTTTAAATATTCTAATCTATCCTTTGGGTCAGCTTTTTTGCTATAGCCTGGTGTATTAGCTTCACTCATTATCATATTCCTCCCTGTATTTGCGATACATATTAAAGAGTGCGAGTAACCGTTGTTCAGGTTTCTTTATTATGTGCAACTGTTCTTTTAGTTCAGTGATTGTTTGATTCATATCCACTTCTAACCATTCTGAAAAGGTCATTGGATACTCATTTTCTATAGGAATGTCGTCTTGCACTAGTTTGCTAACCTATCCATATGTGCGTATATACGCCCAATAACTTTGTCCAAATTTAACATCTCTTGGGTCAGCATAGCCACCATTGTTTGCAGTTCTATGATTGTTATTAACGCCCACGTTGATAGTCCCATTAATATTGTTCCTAATAGTGCTATCAACATAGTGTTTGTTTTACGTGACATTACCAGTTTTTACAACTCCAATAACGTGCAGTCAGCTTGTTCTTTGCTGTGCTACACTTGTGCCTTGCACGGAATGACTTACGCCTTGCTGGGTTTGACTTCTTGATGGTCATATTTGGATCACCAAAACGTATAGTCTTCACGTTGCCTGTCTTGGGATTACGGACATACACTTTGAACTTCTTGCTTTCGCCTGGAGTCCGTATTGGCTTGTTAAGTGGTTTCTTCTTGTCCGCCATTAGTATTTCTTTTTAGATTTGTAAGACTTCTTCTTACCTTTACTTTTACTTTTAGTTGATTTACTTTTACTTTTATACATTTTCATTTTATACGCCATTTGATATCTCCTGTTCTGACTTAACTGATCCTACTACACGGAACGTTGCTACAACGTTATAATTGTGTCCGCTGACCGCAGTGACCAGTCTCGTCTAAAGTGTTGCAACAGCGTCAGTTAATATGGCTACAATGGCTCTCAAAATGAGGCTATGACACTGAAGCAACATAAATATTTATGCAGAGAGAGGCATTATGGCAAAAAGAAAGAATCGTCCTACGATATCAAATTGGACACAAGCAATATTTAAAAGACAGATACGCAAAAACAAACGTGGTTGTTGGATATGGCAACGTTGCAGATCAACGGCAGGTTACGGCATATTGAGATACGACAATCGTAACTGGTTAGCCCACCGTTATGCTGTGTTGTTGTTCAAACTGGCTACGCCACGCAAACTAGAACGTAGTGTTGTATTGCACACCTGCGACAACGGACACGGTGGTTGCGTCAATCCCAAGCACTTACAGGTAGGCACACAGCAAGAGAACGTAACGGATATGAAGCGTAAAGGTCGTATGCGACATCCCAAACAACAATAGAACCAAGGTGGATCCAAGGTGATCACACAGTTTGGGGCAACTGTGGCACCCGCTTTATAGAAAATTATGGCCGATTTTAATTGCTTTTAGTATGTATTATCATCTTGCAAAATAGTGGGGCCACCCTAAAAAAACAATTGCAAGTTGTTCTGATAAATTCATCTTTGCCATCTTGCTAGTATTTTTTTACAAATCACTGTGCATCATATTATACCACTGTGCCTCACTGTGATCAATAAGCTAACGTTCGCTGGTATCTCACACCAACATCTAGAGTGCTGTAGCCTTAGATCAATTTGCTTACGCAAATCAACTTGCTCAGCAGAGCTGACCAAATCTTGCAGATAGCGTCAATGGAGCACTCTAGATCTTGCTCGCTCATCACAGCTCTAACTTATTACAACTTACAGTTAAGTTACAGTATTATCACTATGCTCACATTATCATAGTGCTAAAGCTGTCAATAGTAGTTACTGCGTAATGTCGCTCAAGTGTTCGCTCTAACTAGCTTTTAGCTATCTACTATGCTTTAGGATACAACACGCAACGCATAACTGCTACTATTACTATTACTTCTATTGTTGCAGTTATGCGTCAGTCTAATAGTATGCTTACGCATACTATAGTGTTTATAGAATATCTCGCTACGCTCGTAACTAGCTGATTGCTAACGCAACAGCTACGAGAGGAGGCGACAGACTCCGACAAAATACTGTGTTTCAGCTTGGGGGTTTTTTGTGGAGGATGCCGCAGAATTTTATTTTTTTTTGCTAGAGACTCTAAACAATCAGAGAGTTGTTGAAAGTCTGTGTGTAATCAGTATAGGCAGACTTATGTGGATACCACCGTGACCCAGCATTTTACCACCGTT